GTCGACATCGTTCGCTGCTTGCGCAATCGCCATGTCGGATTTTGCTTCGTTGATGAGCACGCGCAACGCGTGCGAATCCGTCTTGTTTGTGTTTCTGTTTTTCATGTTGTTTTCGTCGTTGTTTGACATGCGATAAACATACATCAGGTTCATCATGTTTTCAAGTTTTGATTGGAGTTATTTTCACTTTTCTTCGACGTGTTTTTTGGCGTGAATCGGATAATGAATTGTGAAGATCAAGTATGCCAAACTTGAGGATTTCCAGGCGCATGAAAAGCGGCTCATAAAATTCTCACCGAACATCACGACCATCATCGGCGCGAGCGACCGAGGAAAGTCGGCAATCATTCGAGCGCTCGGTTGGGTTTGCTTGAACAATTTCGCTGGCGCTGAATTCGTGAAACGTGACGCGAAGCAAGCGGCGGTCACGATCAAAGTGGTTGAGCGCGGCACAGCCCATCTCATCACACGAACGCGAAGCGCATCCGGTGCGCTGAACACATACGAATGTGATGGCGATGAATTCAAATCATTTGGTCAAAATGTTCCCGATGGGATCGACTCGCTTTTGCGATTGTCGCCAATCAATTTTCAATGCCAGCACGACTCACCGTTTTGGTTTTCTGAAACGGCGGGCGAAGTATCGCGGCAGCTCAACGCCATCATCGATCTCAGCGTGATTGATTCCTCGCTTTCGTATGTGGCGAAGCTCGTGCGTGATAAAGAAACACGACTCACCATTTGCGATGAGCGAACGAGCAAGTTAGAATCGGAGTTAGAAAAACTTGAACCACAACGAAAGCGCATCGATGAATTCAAAAAACTTGAAGCAGCCAAAGCCAGGCACGACAAAGTCGAAGCGAATCGAGATCGATTGGGAACCCTCATCGGGAAAATCAGAACGAGTCGTGTTAAGGATTTCCGCCGGCGTCGTGATGAAGGAAGCCGAGTGTTGGAGCGGGGCCGACTCGCGATGGCTTCACGTGAGCGAGTTGATGCGCTCAGATCACTACACGGCAAAGCGCGTTCGCTTGAATCAGAAACAATACCGCCACCCGATTTTGCCGCGGTCGTTTCACTTCGCGCCCTGGCTGCTGAGGCAACACCACGAAGAGATCGCTTGCTCGCGCTGATTCATCGTGCCGAACTTCATCGCTGGAAACTCAAGGAGCAAACCGAAACGAAGTTGGCGGCCGAGAAACTATTTCACTCCGAAACCGATGGGCAGCCGTGCCCGATTTGCGGCAATACTTTATGACATCAAAACCAATAGCAGTGTTGTGTTCCGATCTTCACATCGGATCGCTGAAGCCGGCATGTCGTGCTGAGGATGATTGGTTCATGGTTCAAATGAACTACATCGCTCAGCTCGTTCAGCTCGCCGGCAAAATGCCAATCGTGTGTGCCGGCGACATTTTCGACCGATGGAATCCGAATCCTGAAACGATCAACTTCGCGCTGAGGAATTTCCCGCGTCGTCGAATGTTTTGCGTTCCCGGTCAGCACGATTTGCCGAACCATCAACTCGACCAGGTTCATCGAAGCGGCTACGGCGTGTTGTGTGAAGCGGGAACGATTCACGACATCAGCGGTCGGTTTTATCAGATTCCCGACACCGACATCGTGCTTCACGGTTTTGCATGGGGGCAAGAAATCACGCCGAGGTGTGACACGTCATCCGATTTGATTCATTTGGCGGTCATTCACAAATACTGCTATGCCGACAAGTCGACGGCGTTTCCTGGCGCTGATAGCAACACGCAAGTGAAACAATACGCCAAGTCGCTTCGTGGTTTTGATGCCGCGGTGTTCGGCGACAATCACAAACACTTCATCACACGTGCTGGCAAATGCAACGTCGTGAATACCGGCGGCTTCATGCGTCGACGTTCGAACGAAATCGAATACCAACCACGTGTTGCGCATTTGATGAGCGACGGCACGGTTGAATCAGTCGAGCTCGACACACGAATGGACAAGTTCGTTGCCGGCATCACAGCACGCGATGAGGAAACGCCCGTGAACATGTCGGAGTTCATTCAAAGCGTCGAAGGTTTGGGTGAGCACGGTTTGAATTTCAAAGAGACCGTCGAAAACTATTTGCGCCAGGGCGACACAAACGAAGCGGTGAAACAGATAATATTGAAAGCGATTGAATGATGAGTGAAACAATTGAAAAACGATTCAGTGAATTGAAACGCGAAGTCAAAGACGCAACACGCGAAGCGGAGCGAGCTCAGGGCGCGCTCGATGAAACCATCAAGCAGCTCAAGGATGAATTCGATTGCTCGTCGCTGAAGGAAGCAAAAGCATTGCTCGGCAAGCTTGAGAAAAAAGCGAATGCCGCTGAAGACGATTTCGAAACCGCGCTCGCCGAATACGAAGCCGAATGGAATTCCCATGACGATCTTGAACTTGAAGCTTGAATCCGAAGCCATCGCCGACATGGCGCAGCAATTGGCATTCCTCGAATCGAACTTGAAGGAATCGATTGCTGAACGTGAAACGATTGCTGGCGATGTTGAACACGCTCAGAAAGCGCAAAACACGCTTCAACACCTCGCTCAGGGCGTTCAGCAGCAAGCACACGCTAGAATCAGCGAAGTCGTGACAAAATGCCTCACAGCCGTATTTGACGACCCATACCAATTTCGTATCGACTTCGACCGCAAGCGTGGCAAAACCGAAGCGCGTTTGGTGTTCACACGTGACGGCATGGACGTCGACCCGTTGACGGCATCAGGCGGTGGCATGATCGATGTCGCATCGTTTGCGCTTCGTGTCGCGTGTCGTGCGTTGCATCGCCCGCGGTTGTCGCCCGTGCTCGTGCTCGATGAGCCGTTCAAATTTGTTTCGGAAAGCTATCGCGACAACGTGCGGCGAATGCTAATTGAGATCAGCGACTCGCTCGGCGTTCAGATCATCATGGTCACACACATTCGCGAACTCGAAGTCGGCAACGTCGTCGAGATTTGAATTTCGGTAGGTTTGTAGTCATTGGCGTTGTCGATGACGCCTGCCGTTTGTTAGAAAATAGAACATTGGGTTCACATCAAACTGAGCCGGGAGAAAGACGGCAACCTGACTCCCGGCTCGCTTTTTTCTTATGCGAACGAGCGACAAAGCAAACCAATGTTCAGTCGTCAATTGCTTCAATGTGAAACGTGCCGACCGGACGATGTGCAACACATGCAGAACTCGCCGCTACGCTTTACGCAATCCCGAATCGATCTTGTTGAACAACTTGAGGAAGTCAGCCAGGCGCCGCGGGCTGACATGCGACATCACATTGAGTGAATGGAAAGCATGGTGTGCGTCGACGGGATTCCTGGGAATGAAACGAGGCAGGAAAAAAGGAAGCCGATCAGTCGGTCGGATCGATCATTCGAAGGGTTACTCAATCACCAATATTCAGATTGAGGAATTCATGTTCAACTCACGGAAGCAAAATCGTGACGACGTGCCAGATGAAAATTGCCCGTTCTAATCGAAGTCATCGCCGAGCATGGCACGATACACATTGAGCGTTGCTTCCTGAACCACCACACGCTCAGCCAGGATTTCGTATTTGTCGACGTGGCGGTCGTGTTGCGCGTGCAACTTGTCGTATTCAACACGCGGCACAAAATGTGTGAAAAGGAAAACGATGGCGGCCGCGTTGAGTCCCATGACCCCAACGCCAACGCTCGATTTGATTTTGTCATTCATTCGCTTTTTTCGATTTCCTCAATCGCCCTTTTCAAGTAGACGGCTTTGTCGAGCGTTTCTTCGTATGCGTGTTGAAGCCATTGCTTCAGCGTCAGCGGGTTGTCAGCCACGCTGACGCCATACTTGTTCAATCCCAGCGCCTGACGACCGGCGATGTCATCACATACTTTTGCTTCGGTTCCTTTTGCTTTCATGCTCATGCTGCCCATCCGCTTGTCGGATCGATGTCTTGTTGTGCCGTGACGTTCGTGCTGATTTCCTCACCCCAAATATCGAACACGCCGACGATCCATTTGATTGGGCCGTGCTCGCCGTATGAGTCAGCCGGCCACGTCATCAAATAGCTGGTCGGGATTCCCGCGTGACCGACTCCCGATTGCGTTTCCTCGAATTGCAAATTGGCCGGGCCAGGCGTGAAGCCATCGGTTTCGGATGCCCAAACTTTCACGGTGATCAGATCGTTCTCGGTCGGCACGACCCATGACAAGTTGTAAAGGTAATCGCCGGCGCTATCGAACACGGCGCTGTCTGCTGCTGATGCGGGCGATGTTGGCGGCCCGGGAATCGGATTGGTCAATTCCAATTCAGCTGGCGTGCCGTCGGCGTCTTTGAATTTCGGTGTGACGGTTACCAAATGGTCGCGAACTTCCATGCCATCGTTGACGGCATCAGCGAGCAAGTAATCGAACGCACGATCCGCATCAAACAAAATGTTGGTCGTGTGACGAAGCACCGGCGTGCTCGGCGTTGTGTTGTCATACACTTTGACATCGTAGCTGAGCGCGTTGAGCACTTGAAGCCAACTGATTCCCCAATCGAGATCAGCGAATGGCGTTTCGATGTCGATGCCGGCAAGCGAACCAATGCTCACCGCGGTCGTCGCCCATGCGCCCTGGCCGTAGTTCACGCCAGCGACTCGAACGTAAAGCGCACCGGGTCGCGTTTGCCAGGCAATGCTTGTTCGTGTTGTCTCGGCGACGTTCGTCCAGATCACATTGTCGAAGCTTTCCTGAACGATATAATACTGGGAACCGAACGCGGCGCCCCACGATGCTTCGACCTCGGCCAAGCTCGTGTTGAGTTGTGTGACCGTGATCGATGCGACGGTCGGCAGCTCAGGAATTTGCGGCACGGTGTCATTGTCTTCGAGCGCCGGCGCGGTCAGCGAATCGAACGAATGAACGGTCGAGTCCTCATTGACCGCGGTGATGCGGATGATTTCATTTCCTTGCGGTTCGATCTTGACCACGCGTGCGAACTTGTTGACTTGCCCGCTTTGGCCGAACACGTAAAGCATTTGCTCGACTTCGCCGCCCTCGAGGAAGTCAATATCAATGAGCGTGTTGATGCGAACCTGGTTCGGGTCGGTCGTTTCGCTGCATGTGTATGGCCCGAGCACGTCGCCGTTTTTCTTCCTCAAGTAAATCACATCGGTGGCATTGCTTTCGAACTCAACCGGCTCGCTCAACCACAAATGGAAATCGCCGTTCGATTCGCTTTCGCCTTTCAACACCATGCCGCCGCTCGACCATCGTGGCACGTCGTGCGAAATGACAATCAGATCGCCGAAGGTTGGGATGTATCCTTCCAATCCTGTTTCGAATGTGATGTTCTCGCGCTGATAGCGATCAACCGCCAACATATAAAGCGCTTCATGGTATGCATGGTCACGATCCTGAACGCCGACCATTCGAACGCTTCGCGGATTCGCGGTCGTGCCGAGTGGCAACGTGGCCAGCACGGTTTCCTGTTTGTAGTTCGTATTCGGATCGGTGTATTCCATCAGGATCGAATCGAACTCATCCGTTTCCCACAACTTCACATCCCACGTGAACGAGCCCTTGATGATGTTGTCTTGCGTGAACATGGCAACGGGAGTCGTTAGGGCGCCGTCACGCTTCATTGAAAGCAAACTGCCAACAATGAGCGGCACGGCACGCCCGGCGCGGCAAATCGTGCGTGCGGCTTCCCAAACGGTGATGGGATCCCGGAACACAAAATCGAAATACTCGCCGCGTGTGATGTATTCGGCTTCGAGATCATACAAAGCATCCCAATCATAAAACGTGTCGTCAGTGATTCGGCCGCCGTATTGTGAACGGAACACATCGACGAGCGCCCAAATGATTGAGCGTGTGGCGTAGTAGGTGGTGGTGAAGCCGTCGCTCTGATGTTGCTGAAGCTTGCGCGTGCAAATGACATTGAACCGCTGCTGTGTGCGGTCGTTCAGATTGTTTGTTGCGCGAATCTTCACGGCAAGCAATGTGACATCGCCAAAATCTTGAGCATCGGTGATGTAACTTTTCAATCCTTCCCATTGAATTTGATCGCCGATTCGATGGCTGTCTTGGCGGTTGCTTGTGCGCCTCATCCTGACTTCGTAGCGCAACGGAGTGACCGCGGCTGAAAGCGTTCGGCGTTGTGGCGTCGTGGTTGTTCCCGATACGCTTTCCGATGAACCGGTGAGCGCGAAGTATAAACCGATTGGCGTTCCTGAGTCGTCGATCTCGCGTGCTTCGATTTCGAAGTCAACCGTGATTTGATTCAGCCCGCCATCGTTGTTTGAATTGTAAAGCCCTCTCGGGAAAACGACATCGACTTGAATCGTGCCGGTCGTCGAACCGCTTGCGCACGCATCGAACGGGCCGACCCAACCGTCGTCGGTGTAGCCGTCTTCGTTCGGCCCCAATAATTCCTGACCGCCCGCTTCGACTGATGTGTAAACGTTGGTTGGGAAAAGCGACACCGTGCCGCCTGGCTCGACTACTTCGTAGGTGACTTCCTGGTATTGGTTGATGTCGGAATCGCCGATCTGGATCGATTCGATTTCGTAGTAGCCTTGGCCGATGCAAAACAGCGTGTATTGAAATTGGTCGTTGTCGATGTATTGAAAATAGGGACGCGAAGCATACGAAGGGTAAAGTCGATTCTTCCCATACGGGCACTCGATTGGTTCACCAAGTCGAATTGAATTTGATTGGCCCTTCGTGCTGAACACGGGATCGCTCGCCGGCTGCTCGCCAGGAACGCCGGGTGGCGGCACGCCGAGGAACAGCGATACCGCCACCGAAGCGACCAGCAGCACAAGCGTAATGATGAGGAAAAAACCCTGAGGGCACGTGATGAAGTTGATGATGTCTGCCGGCGAGATGATATGATCCCAATCCTTGCGCATCAGCGGTTGGCCGTTCAGCAAACAGATCGTCGCTTCGTCGAATTCCTCGAAGCCAGGATGCCGCATTCGCAACCATTGATTGATGGTGATGCCGCCCTCGTGTTCGTGCTTCACGAGATCGGATGTCGGTTGAAATGGGTTTGGCGTTTCTATGATGTAGGCCATAAGCGGTGACGGTAAAATGTGATTTTCTTCAACCCCTTCAAACGTAATCGGGGCAACGTGTCGAGCACGACCGCGCTGCCATCCCAGCAATGCAAAACTTTGGCGCCGTCGGCTTCCATATACAATCCGACGTGATGGTATACTTGAGATTGAGACATTGCAACAGCACAGCCATCAAATGGTTTTTCGCTGACCACCCAATCCTCCTTCAACTCGTTTCGAATTTCCTTCAACATCAGCCGCGTGTCGGCCGGCGTTGGCTCGCGTGGTAGCCCGGGATAAAAAGGAAGATCGATGTTGAACCGTCGCTCATAAATGTCACGCACGAGCCCCCAACAATCAAACGCTTCAGGGCCACGTGCGCCCGGCACGTGTGGCTTGCCGAGGTAGTCGCAAACCCAATGCATGCTACAGCGAAGGAAAGTTGAGTCGTTGGTAAAGCGTCGAGGGGAATTTCTGATTCACGAGATCGAGGAATGTGCATTTCCCGGTCACTTGAAACTGTGTGATCTGAACGTCTTTCAAATACAGCACGAGCGGCGGGATCATTTGTGGCGCGCTCAAATCATCGCTCAAGTATGGCCGGTAAATTACTTCGACGGGAACGACTGATCCTTTCGCCGTTTCAACGAAATCGGATGCCACGCGGTTCACATTGTCGATGCTGATGTTGAGCGACTTGTAGCCGTCTTCGTCTGATGGCGGCAGCGTGAATTGAAAACCGCTTGGTTGAAATGTGTGCTCGACTCCATTCTCATCGAACGCATTGATGCCGGTTCGCGTTTGTGAAATGAAAACCGAATCCTGAATGCCCGTCTGATTGATCTCCAATGTGTGAATGATCGACTGAGTCGTTGGCGCGACGGCTAGCGCTTCCTTGTAGGCTTCAGTGAGTGATGTGTTCATGCCATTTTTGCGAAAAACATTTCTGAGAACCACATGGCAGGAGAGCTTCGATCCCACGCGCAACAAATCGAATTCAAACTGCCATTTGTCGCTTCGTCGAGTGCAATCGTCGCGCTAGGGGTGCCTGCTTGATATGAGGCATTGGTCAACGTGTTCAGGTAGGAGACGGCGCCAGTCAAATTCCCGTTGTCGATCTCCATCGCGTTCACCAGTTCCGCTTGGGAGATGTCTGCTTGCGATAAACTGGATTGCGTGATGGCGTGGGAGATGGTC